GTTCGACTGTCAGGAACAATTTTTACATTTATTATTTGTTTATAAAAATAAAAACTGATTATATACGAGATGCTCTTAATTGAGTGCCTCAAGTCGATAGTTTTTGTTAGAGACTCTGAACTCTACATTGAATCTACTATTGTGCAGGAAGGATTCGGGTATACGATTTTATCCTAAGTATTTGATACAAAATCACAGGTATGTTGCGTGTAGCTGCCTGAATAATTGCTCACAGCACCCCCCCCCCTTTTATAAATTCAAACATGACTACAACTCAAGAAATTCGATTATGTGAAGTCCGTGGTAACGCCCGGCCCAACGCTGAAATTATTGATTACCTACAAAAGATTCGTTTGTTACCTACTGAAGTTCGATCCAAAATATGGGAATTTTATCCATCAAATCATTTGGAACGCTACTTTCAGAGGGGTTTTGATGAAAAATTGTTTGTTAACCTATCAATTCAAGAAATTGATGAGTTAATTTGTCTTATGACCAAAGTTGATGATTGCCCTATTTGGGCCGTTGACTCTATGTGTATTCATAAATTCAAGATGGAGGAACATGCTTACATTAATGTTGCAGAATCCCTGAAACGAATTTATGGTGAATGGTTCGAAGAGGAAATTGAAGATATGCCTGTACTGGTTGAATGTGTTTCTGAAGAAGATGATGAAGAATTTGAAGAGTGCATAGTTGAAATGGAGAATGTTCCATTGGAAAAAATAGATGTTGTTACATCTTTTTACCATCCTACTATTCTTTTCTTATCGATGATTGTTTATTTCATTTTTAATCAATATTTGATCAAGCAAAAAGAGAAAAGACCTTCATATCATTGTATGGAATCGTGTTGCTTGTGTGATATATGTGTAAAGAAAGAAATTGATTTGAGTGTCTATAGATACGCTTCTACTCAATATAGATTGATATATCGTCAATCTATGTCTAGAGAAACAGCCAGATTATTCGATTTTTACGCTAGATATGTTAGTGCATATGAACAACAACAAATGACTATCTATCTTATGCAATTGTTTGAAGACTCGCTGTATTTCTTTTCAGTGGCTATAGAAAAGACTGGAAGACATAGAATTGACCAAATTATATTTGCATTGGTTATATTTGCCAAAATTCGACATAAAGGTTTCTTACTTGATATTATTATGGAACAATATGTACCTTATATCAAGACCATGTTGGGATCAGCAGATCACACCCAATCATTTGAAGATGGAATTCATCGTTTACGATCCATGTACGAGAAGGGAAAGGCCATTAAAGATGCTGCTCTATTTTCTAAGTTGCATCGTTGTGTTATGTTTATTATGAGTTTTTCTATTTTGGAAAAAGTTGGAATAACTATGGATACATTTGGGTACACCCAAATAGAACAAGCTTTCCACAAGAAGAAATATTCTAATAAGACAGATTTTTTCATGTGTATGATAGACACTTCTATTTTTTTATTGGAGAGAGGATATCAAGTATACAAAACCCGCGATGTTTCGACTATATTACATAGTTCATCAGAATATCAACAAATTTTTGACGATTGTGCTGATTTGCAGTATAAAGAGAAGTTTTTATCAAATCCTGAGGCTGGTGGATTCACAGAATGTGAATTTCGAGCCAAGTTGGATGATACTATTGAAAAATTACACAATATCCATAAACATGCTTTTAACTTATCCAGGTTTGATAAAGAATTGGTAAAACAAAAATTATTTACAATGAAAATGTTACATGCTGATTTAACTACCAAGAAAGAGGGTAGGAAAAATAGGGATGCACCATTTGGTGTAGCTATTTTTTCCCCTCCAGGAATGGGTAAAACTACTTTGACAAAAATGATTTCGACATTTTTATGTAGAATTCGGCAACTTCCATTAGGGGATCAATATTTTTATACAAGAAATGCGGCTGATCCATTTTGGAGTGGTTTTGTTTCTAGTGTTCATACATTAATTTTAGACGATATAGCGTCAGAAAGTCCTGAGCTTAAAGATCCAAAATCTGTTAATGAAATCATTCAAATTATGAATAATGCAGCATTTTGTCCGAATCAAGCGGAGTTGGAAATGAAAGGTAGAACCCCTTTGAGAGTTAAAAATGTTATAGCTACCACAAATGTTAAAGATTTTAATGCCTATGTGCATTGTGCTGTTCCATCAGCTGTTATACGTCGATTGCCGTATGTTATAATACCCACAGTAAAACCGCAATTTTTATCGGATCGGGGTATGTTAGATGCTACAAAAGTTCAAGCTGGCCCTTTTCCTGATCTTTGGACATTCACTGTTGAGAAAATTGTTTGTAAAAAGATGATCACTAAGGATGAGCTTCGATCATTACCCGATAGAGCTATAGTGCTCCGAGACGTTAATCAAAGGGAGTTTTTTGAATGGCTCAAACAGACAGTAGTTAATTTTGAGGAGGAACAATCAAAGATTAAAGTTAGCATGGAAGAGACAGTGAATTCACCATTTTGTAGTTGCTGTAATTTGCCAGAAGTCATGTGTAATCAACCTCTACAGATTGAGTCTACCGAAATGAAAAGAAGATCTTTAGAAACCATTTTAGCTTGGTCTATATTTGCATTTGTCTTATACATGTGGTTTCTTTTTAAGAAACACTTTAGACAAACATATCTGCTAATTAAGTTTTATTTGGGTATAGCATCTCCAAGGGAAAAATATGAATTGTTCTGTAATGTCTCTAAACAATATTTTGCTGGATTGGGTGACAAGATGATGATTAAAATGAAACACCCTAAGGTATTTCTTTCTGTAGTTTCTATATTAGCAACTATAGTAGGGTTCAATTATATGAGAAATAAACCAAAAAGTACTCAGGGGGGAATTGGAACTAATGAAGGAGAAAGACCAGAACCAGAAGGTAGTGGAAGAGAGAATGTTTGGTATAAAAATGAAATGGAGTTAAGCGAATTAAATTTAACTCGCCAATCACAATCTAGTAAATCATCATCGTTCGCCGATTTCCAACAGAAAATTTTTAGAAATGTTGTTTCTCTGGAGTTTGATATTCCTGATACAGATAAATATATACCTTGTCAAAGTATATGTATTGGTGGACAAATTTATTTAACCAATAATCATAATGTGCCAGAAGGTGATGTTTTAGAAGTTAGATATGTACCATTTACTAAAAGTCAAGGTGTTACTAGTAATCAAAGGTTCAAATTGACTAAAGATTGCATTCGTAGATTTCCAGAAAAGGATATAGCTGTTATATATATAACATGTGTTCCACCTAAGAAAAATATAACCAACCTTTTTCTTAAGAAGTGCGCTGGAGTATTCAATGGAGCATATATTAAAAATGTTAGAGGTAAATGTGTAGTGAATGAAACACGTAATATTAGATTTTATCCATACCACACATATAATATAGAAATCAAAGGGAACTTTGATAGTTTTATAGGCTATCCTAAAACACCAACAGAATTCGGTGATTGTGGTTCACCCATCTTACTACAGAGTGAATATGGATATGCTGTTGGAGGTATACACGTTGCTTCAAACCAAATGATGAATACTTCTTTTGCATTAGCTATTGATCAATCCTTCTTGGAGGAAGTTAATAGTTGTGATATATTTTCTAGAGTTGAATCTGGTTCTCATGATTTGATAAGTGCCCCATCAGCCCAAAGAGAGGTTGTGCCATTGCATAATAAATCAGTTTTTCGCTATCTAACCAATGGAACAGCAACAATCTATGGATCATTTGCAGGATTCAGAGGTAAATCGGCTTCACGTGTTTGTAACACCCCAATGAGCCACTTCTTGTCTCAGCATGGTTATAGTATTAAATTTTTCAAACCCGAGATGAAATCGTGGGAACCATGGCATATTGTTGCAGATAAAATGGTTGCTAAAAAAGCTGAAATACGTACAGATATTTTGGACATGTGTGTTCAATCTTACATTGAGGATGTGATAAGTCGGTTATCAGACATTAATAATATTAAGATGTGTATGGTTTTAGATGATTTCACGGCTATAAATGGAGCACCAGTTACTTATATAGATAAAATGAATCGAAATACAAGTGCGGGTAATCCTTGGAAGAAAAGTAAGAAAAACTTTTTAACGAATATAGAACCAATGCATGGTATGCAGGATCCTGTAGAAGTTGACGATGAAATAATGGCAAGAGTAGTTGAGATTATAGATCGTGCAAAGAACTTAGAATGTTCTCATCCAAATTTTTGTGCTCATCTCAAAGACGAACCAGTATCATTGAAGAAAGCGAAGATGAAAAAGACGAGAGTCTTTACTGGAGCGCCAATGGATTACATTATAGTTGTGAGAAAATTTTGTTTAGGTTTTGTAAGACTCGTGCAAAACGAAAGGTTTGCTTTTGAAGCCGCACCCGGTACTATTGCCCAGTCATTAGAGTGGGAAGAAATGTTCAGATTTGTTACAAAACATGGTAAGGATAGGATAGTTGCTGGAGACTTCGTGGGATATGACACATCACAGGTCCCACCAGAAGTTTTAGCAGCCTTTAAAATAATTTACCATTTTAGTAAGTTATCCGGGAATTTCTCTGAAGAACAACTAAATGTTATAGCTGTTCTAGCCTTAGATACAGCATTTGCCCTAGTAGATTATAATGGGGATTTAGTTATGTTTCATGGCATCAATCCGTCAGGTAATCCTCTAACTGTAATCTTAAATTGTTTAGTTAACTCCTTGAGAACTAGGTATACTTATTATCTACTCAATCCGAAGAAGGAGTTATCTTCTTTTAAAGACAATGTTAATCTTGTTACTTATGGCGATGATAATATCATGGGAATTAGTTCGAATGTACCTTGGTTCAACCATACCACAATATCTGGTGCATATAAAACTATAAATATAGAATATACAATGGCCGATAAGGAAAGTGAGAGTGTACCTTATATTAATATAGAGGAAGCTGACTTTCTTAAACGGAAATGGAGATACGATGATGAGTTGAAATGTCACGTTGCACCACTGTGTCATGATTCTATAGAAAAAATGTTGATGGTATGGACTAGATCCAAAAGTATACCGGAGGAGGTGCAAGGAATAGCAGTGATCTCATCAGCCTTGAGTGAATATTTCTTTTATGGTAGAGATATTTTTGAAGAAAAGAGAAATCTTTTAAAAGATTTAGTTGATGAGCTCAATTGGAATGTGTTCGTAGAAGAATCAACATTCCCCACTTACAACGAACTTTGTGAAAGGTTCAAACAGTGTTCAAGAAATTGTTCGTTGTATAGCGAACATTACTAGTTTTTATTTATTTTTAATCTAGAATGAATTATTGTATCGTCCTCAATAATGACCATATCATTCCAAAAAATATCAAACTCACAAGCGAAGCGCTTGTGTCTGCGGGGAAAAATCCCAAACCACTTAGTACTAAGAAAAAAGAGGAAAGGTCTATAGGGATAATGAGGCTTACGGTTCTAAGCCTTCTTAGGAGGTAAAGCCGCAGGAGAACTAATATAAACAAAATGGGATATGCTTTCAATACTAATATATATAAAACACAAACTTCAGAAATTGAAGTACAAATGGCGCAAGTTATTAGAAACTTTGCGCTCCAACATTTTGGACATTGTACATGTACTACAATGTCTTGCTGCGATCTCTGCCATTTTCTACAATTGTTGGAAAATTGTTCAGGATTTATTAATTACGACAACTTGCTAAATAAGCCACATTTCTTACAATCACAAGCAATTGATAAAAATAGTCCTGAGGAAGGCCAGAATACATCACGACAAGCTAATGTTGCTTTTGATGATGATGGTGAAGATCCTGTTACCGACATACCTTTTGACATGAATCATTACAGAGTTGATAATTCCCAAAGTGTAGATTTAGGTGATTATTTAAGTCGACCTGTAAAGGTTTATTCAAAGACTTGGACAGTGGGTAGTACTTTGGACATAACATCCGACAACTTCACACCCTGGTTGGGTTTTTTCAGTCATACGCCAATTCTGAAAAAATTAGATAACTATTATATGGTCAGATGTAATTTACATCTTAAATTTGTAATCAATGCATCACCATTTTATTACGGTGCAGCTATAGCATGTTATCAACCTTTAACCAATTTTAATCCAGGTCCGATTGTGATTTCGACGGGACAAGAAATGGTACAACTATCACAGAGACCACATATTTGGCTATATCCACAAGATTCACAAGGTGGAGAGATCAAAGTTCCATTTTTGTATCATAAGAATTGGTTGAATGCTACAAGTGCGACAGATTTGACCAATATGGGGAAAGTTTCTCTCCAATCTGTTGGTGCATTGTTAAATGCCAACGGACTTGGTGTTGGTGATGTTGAAATTTCATGTTTTGCTTGGGCAACAGATGTAGAAGTAGCAGGTCCAACTATTGCTTTAGCTGTGCAATCCAAAGGTAAGAAGAAAAGTAAAGATGAATATTCTCAAGATGGTGTAGTTTCTAAACCTGCATCTGCTGTAGCTCATGCTGCTGGTTTATTAAAAGAGGTGCCTATTATAGGACCTTTTGCTACAGCAACACAACATGCAGCTGAAGCTGTGGCTTCTATAGCAAGTTTGTTTGGATTCACTAATACACCTGTAATTGATGATATTCATCAATTTCAGCCTACGCCATTTCCTAATTTAGCATCAACTGATATTGGAATGCCTATTGATAAATTAACTGTTGATGCCAAAAATGAACTGTCTATTGATCCGTGTATTTCTGGTGTTCAAATTGATGATGAACTACTTATTTCCAATTTAGTTCAGCGTGAGGCATGGATTTTTGACAATGTGTGGACTGCGGCTAATACCGCAAATACTGGTTTATTTCATGCCTTTGTTAGCCCAATGATGTTAAGAAATGTTGTTAATGCTCAAGATACATTAAGATATTTTACACCTTGTGCGTACGTTAATAATTTATTCGGTAACTGGCGAGGTGATATGATTTTCAGATTCAAGTTTATTTGTTCGAAGTTTCACAGAGGTCGTGTTCAAATTAATTGGGATCCTATAGGTGACATAGGTGTTACCGGGAACTACACAACTCAAACTTATTCTCGAATTATAGATATTACGGAGGAAACGGATGTAGAGATACTGGTCCCTTATACACAACCCACATCATACCTTAAAACTCCAGACTTTGGAACTCATTTCGGAAAAACAGATACTGGGACAACTGATGTTGGAACAATTTTTAACGGTATAATCACGATGAGAGTTTTGAATAAACAAACGAGCCCAGTAGCATCGGCGGATATTAGATATATGGTTTTTGTGCGTGGCGCCGACAATCTTGAATTTGCAAATCCTCGAAATCTGCTTGGCACACTATCACCATATGCCACACAAAGTAAACCGTTCGATAAGCAGCTAGATGAGAAATTGCTTGGTGTTTCATCTAGTGAAGCAGATAAAAATTTAAATTTGATTTATATGGGTGAACGTGTAGTTTCGTTGCGTCAACTGATGCGAAGGCAATGTAAATATCGCTCACTGGTAGGAACCACCACTGCAAGTGCGACTGATTATGTTAAATTTCGACACGAACTTTCACGATTGCCTATATATCCGGGTTTTGACACTAGTGGTTTGGATCAAGCAACAGGATTAGTTTCCTTGGTTGCTGAGTCTTACAATTGGGTGAATTGGACCCCACTAACTTTTATCTCTTTATGTTTCGTTGGTATAAGGGGTTCAATAATTTATTCACTCAATGTGCATTCTCATGACACTTGTGGACATGTTTCTATTGATAGAAGAGAGGGAGATCATACAGTGACTGAGTCCACACTTACTACAACCATGAACACTTTACCTTTATTGAAATCGCGTCTTGTTGTTCAAGAAGAAAACTCCTCTTGTGGTGTAACAATCACAAACCAACAAACCCAAGCCGGAATTACTGCATTAGTACCAATGTACTCGCGGTTTAAATTCCTTATGAATTCATCCCTTTATAGAACTGAAGGAACATCCGCAGATGGATCAAATAAAGATTGTGTGCGAGTTGTTCACACACATACAAATCCGGATGCTTCAGCACGTAATGTTATTGCTGATTTGTATGTGGGTGCTGGTACTGATGTATCTTTAATTTTCTTTCTGAATACACCAGCACTTTGGGATTACGATTCATATCCAACTCCTCTTTAGGAGTTTTTTAAAACATAGTTGACGATGCTATGTCTACTAGTATTAGTAGTTTTTAAGTCCATACTTGAGTATGAAATCGCAAATTAATTTTGCTCCACGAATAACTTTTATGTAGTTACGTTAGGTTTCATACTTGGAACTTAGCGTGATAAATTTTTTATTATTACGGGAG